GATTACTATGACAAATTAACAGATAATGAGTTAAAAGAACAGATAATTAATACACATGAAGAGGAGTTATATGATGAATTAGTTGATAACGTAACTCAACAATATCCTAAACAACTTAACGCTTTTGGGGGTTAATCGTAATGACTTACAAGAGAAAAGCAAATCCAAATGCAACAAATAGTGAGTTAGATGCTAAAATCATTATAACACATAAGCGACCTGATTTAGGTGAAGATAATGTTAAATATGATGATGAAGATGATAGTTGTATGCAAACATTTATTCCAGGATTCCATGACTAAACTAACATATAGTGACTCACCATTCTTTTCAAATTGGTCACAAACTTACTTCACTAATTTAACATTAGATCAACACATTGCTAATAATAATTGGTTGATGAATACGCTCTCTATGTTAAAAGAAGATGGTGAATTATATGTCCCTTGTTTAAACAAATCATTCAACAAATTAGGAGAAGAATTATGAAAACTTATCTAATTGAGTGCATGGAAACTAATACATTTGTTGTAGAAGTTGAAGCACAAAATGAAGACGAAGCAAGAGAATTAGTAAATAATGATATTAATTCTTTTGAAATTGTTGATGAGAAAGTATCAGATTGGGAGATCAATTTAGTGGAGGAAATTGTATGAAATGGGCAGTCAAATTGTATGTGGCAGGTAAACTTTTTGAAGAGAAAGTTCATGCTGTTAATTATCAAGATGCCAAAGAAACTGCACTTGCAAGAAATCCTAAAGCAAAGGTAGTTAGTGTTAATCCAACGTATCAAGATTAAATGTTAGAAACTGGTACGTCTAAACTGTCCTTATAGTGAAGGGATTAAGTTAGGTTATCGGGGGCATACACACTCGTTGGTGTATTGTTAGACTGATAAAGACTTAATTCCCACTCAAAAATGTTTATTTGAATTGAAATTATGTCAACAATGTTTGAAGTCAACGGAAAAAAGATCTCTCATAAAGATCTAAACATTGTTAGAGATTTCTTCACTGATGAACAATGGGACTTGATAGATTACGCATTAAGTGAGTATCAAGACCATGACGATGCGACTGAAAAGTGTAAAGAAACACTTGACGTTATCTATCAATTATTTCGTTCATCTTACTAGGAGTTAATAACAATGAGTTGCATACAAAATGAAACTATTCTTGAAACAATCTATGATGAAGTTTGGGAAGAGTATAGATTAAAAAACAATCTAACTGATGACCAACTTTATACATTAGAGCAAAACTCATTAACAGGAACTATACCTGAAATTGAGATTGAAACTAATAAGCGTTTCGAGGATATGTGTCAATGAATGTATTAACAACAGGTAGAATTATCGGGTCATTCTTGATAGTTACTGCCTATTTTATTGTCTTGCATGTATCAGCAACCGTTGGGGCATTTATGCACTTAATTGCTAACGTAATTAGTCTACCATTCTTTATAAGAACTAAAGCACATGATGTGGTCATAATGTTATCATTCTTAATCATTATTTCACTCACTAAATTATCATCAGGAGGACTAATCTAATGTTTACATTAACAGAATTTATTGACTATGTTTGGTCATTCTATAATGAAGATAGTGATTTATATCCTATTAAAGGTTTAACAAGGCAAGACATATTAGAAGCATATAATGTATATCAAGATAGAATATTAGCAGCAAAAAGTAATAATGGAAGATGGTTTAATGTAACATATAGTTGGGGTGGAGGTGATACATTAGATAGAGAAAGAGTAAGAGATATTATACTTGATAACCCACAATTCACATGGAGTCATTAACAATGAACAGACTTGATTTCCTATCTAATGTATTACAAGACTATTGTAATTTACATGACTTACCTTTCATTAGTGCAGACGAATTGCTCTATGAAAGTAATAACAATTCAGAGATGGATTGCTACACTAAATTAACATTAGACCAACAAGATTGGTTATCATGTTATATTAATGTATGGGACACAATTGTAAATCAGGAGGATTAATTCAATGAGAACATTACATCTAACTCAAGACCAATTTGATGTCCTATATGACCTTTTAGAGGATACAATCAATGATATTAATGATAACATAGAGGACATGGATATTACATTAAATGATTATGAAATTTACAAAGTTTATCAACAACTTAACAGATTGGAGGGCAAATCGTGATTAGTTCTTTACACTTTGGAATGACATTTTGGTTAGATGATGATAACGAGTTCTGTTATTGTCCTACCTTTAATGATAACACACCAGACAAAGATAACTGGGGTTATGTATGTGAATGGGATGAAATTACAAGCACTGATTTAGATAAATTATTTTATATTCACCGTCAATTAGTATTAGATAGTGAGGTATTAGTATGAACTTAACAGAACAACAGTTAGCATCATTTAAAGAGAAATATGCAAATGTCATTGTAAACAATATGACGTTAAAAGAGTGTCAAGAGTTAATATTTAATCAGATATGTAATGAGTTTGATAGTATGTCATTTGATGAAATCGTTGAGAATACTTTACAAGAAGATATGCACGTTGTTGATAGTTTAGTTAAAGAAGTTACGAGTGATGATATAAACTTAAACGTGCAATTATAAGTGATAGAAACTGGTACGTCTAAACTGTCCTTATAGTGTAATCACACAAATCATTTATGAGAAAAATAGAAAAGCAAATGAATTTCGCAATTTCCAACAAAGGTGATTTCAGAAAAGATAACACCGAAGTTGTTTACAATTCAAACACAAATTGCTCTTCTGTTTATCTACATGGTCATCAGATTGCAACCTTCGATCATAACACAAATGCTCTCAAATTAGACAGTTGTGGATATGAAACAGTAACGACAAAATCTCGACTAAATGCAATTTTGGAAGAGGTAAAGTATGGTTGCAAAGTATTCCAAAAGAACTTTGTTTGGTTCGTTAAGTATAACTCACAAACACTAATGTTCTGGGATGGAATGATACTATTAGATACACAATCTCTAGAGGTTGCATAAACAATGCACCTCTTTTTTCTTACACAAATTATTAATTAGGAGATTAAATCATGCGTTATTCTGTACACTGTCCGTCCGCATCTTTCGAGAATAGTTCTTTCATTAACCTCGAAGATTGTTGGGGTTTATGTTTAGATTTATCGGAAGAATATGGATATGCAGAAGTTAGACATGGAAATTGTGTCCTAGGTTCTTATACAAATGGAGCGTAATCGTTATGTATATTGTATTCACCAAACCAAATAAGTTCACAAAAACTTATACTGAAGCATGTCAAATTGCAGAG